TACTGCCACAGAGTATGATGACTGAGTGGATATGGTCGGGTAGCTTAGATGCCTTTGCCGATATGTGTAACCTACGCTGTAAGTCTGATACACAGTATGAAACGCAGTTAGTGGCTTGGGATATTTACTTTGAGATGAAAGAGTTGTTTCCTGTATCTTGGATGGCATTGACAGAGGAGATAGCTGATGAGAGGTAACATTAACGGTGCAATCAAGGCGTCAGCTATTGTAGCGTTACTGATAGCTGCGCCACCAGTACTGATAGCTATGACGTATGACGAGTACCCTAAGTATTGTAAGCTGTCTATCTTACTGCCTTGTATAGGAGTAAACCATGAAGAATGACATAGTTAAAATAACAGAGATAGAAGAGCATGAAGATGGTAGTGCCACACTACAAGTAGAGTGTGATCCAGAAACCTTTATGGCTATCTTTAACGTAGGCTTTATTGAATTAGTAAAGGCTGGTTTAGATAAGGAGAAAGAAGGTGGGTAGGTATGTTGTTCAAATAGAGATTGAGAAAGGAGAGTACACCTTCGTGAGAAAGGAGAACCCTTGGACATACGACACTAAGGTATGGGTCTTCACTAACCGTGAGGAAGCTGAGAAAGAAGCTAAGAACTGGAATACCGGTGTAGTGGTGGATTATTTATAATGTTGTTCTACACTGTTCTTGTCTTGAGCTACACACTCAATGGAGACTACCTTCAAGCGAAGGTGGTCTTCCCTAGTTATAAAGCCTGTGGTGATGCTTTACCAGCCTTCTACGAGCCTATTTACGCCATTGACAGGGATGCTATCGGTCAGTGTTTGAAGACTGATGCCTTGTCTAATTCGATAAAACCTAAAGCAAGACCGAAGATTCTTCTTGACAAGGGATAGCCGAATCAGATTAAACCAGTATAATCCCTATACTAAAGTACGAAACTAAAGATAAAAAAGAAAACAGTAGATAAAGGAACTATTGTATATGTCTTGGAGAAGTCACGTTAAATGTCCTTATTCTGATTGTGGTTCGTCAGATGCTTTCTCTTACAATACGGAGAGCAAAGCTGGTAGGTGTCACAGTTGTGAAAAGAAATACCCTGCTGAAAAGGGTTACGAAAGTTGGGCCTTGGAAGAGTACCCAATCAACCAAAGAGGAGAAGTTATGATGTTGTCAGCCCGTACCGAAGAAGAGGTATTCGAGGGGTGCAGGGGAATTACGTTAGAGACTATGAAGTTCTTTAATGTGTCAACTGTTCTTGATCGATCCAGTAAACCAATCAAGCATGTTTACCCTTATCCTTCTGGTGGTCGTAAGATCCGTGTCTTACCAAAGGAAGGTTTCTTTCTTGAAGGCATGAAGACAGATGAGTTCTTTGGTCAGAACCTATGGAATACTGGAACAGGTAAGATTGTCACTATCTGTGAGGGTGAGCTTGATGCTATGTCTGCCTACCAGATGTGCAACAACCCTAAATTCCCTTGTCCCTTTATTTCTTTACCGTCAGCCACACCGTCACGAAAGCTTTGGGAAAAGACCAGAGAGTACCTTAATGGTTTTGATAAGATCATCTTGTCAGTTGACAGTGATGAGGCTGGTAATGCTGTTGCCCATAAGATTGCAAAGATGTTCCCTAACAAAGTCTATCGTGTCATCCATGACAAGTACAAAGATGCCAATGACTTTCTGCAAGCAGGGGCTGCGAAGGAATTTGTCAACGCTTGGTGGGGAGCTAGAAAGTTCACCCCTGACAATGTGTTGAACACCACCAGTCAGTTCCTCAATCTGTATAACAAAGCGGAAGAGCATGTGTACGTTCAGACAGGTATTCCTGACTTTGATGATTTGGCATTAGGTTTAATGCAGGGTCACTTTACTGTCTTCAAGGCTAAGACAGGCATTGGTAAGACAGAGTTCATGCGTTACCTGCAATACCGTATTCTTTCAGAATACCCTGATGTCCCTATTGCCATCTGGCATCTGGAAGAGACAAAGCTTAGAAGTCTGTTGGGTCTGTGCAGCTATGAGCTACAAGCGAATGTGACAAGGAAAGACCTTATTGTTGACAACGGCTACGACGAAATTGTGCAAGAGGCTATATCTAAGATCACCAAGGATGAGATGCTGTTTCAGTTTTACTTAAACGATGAAGATGATCCCCTTCTACTGCTGGACCAGATCCGTTATCTGTCACAAGCCTGTGGCTGTAAGTACATCATGTTCGAGCCAATACAAGACGTAGCAGCCAGCAAGAACGGTGATGAAAGCAAGGAGACATTCTTAGCTGACATGGCTATACGTTTGTCAAAGCTTGCTGCGGAATTGAATGTCGGTTTGATTACGATAGCTCACACAAATGATGACGGTGCTGTTAAGTATTGTAAGATGATCGAACAACGTGCTAGTGTCGTTGTAGAGCTTCAGAGGGACAACATGGCAGAGGATGAGGATGACCGTAACACTACACGGCTTTACATCACTAAGAACCGACCAACAGGAGCTACAGGCTATGCCGGTGAGATGTCATTCAGTCCTGAAAGCTTCACCTTAAGAAATAAGTGGACAACATGAAGATAGTTGCCTGTGATATAGAAACGGATAGCCTAAATCCAAAACACATCTATGTTGTCTGTGCTAAAGATCTTGAGACAGGTAAACTGTACAAGTTTATTAATTTGGACAAGGATGTATCAGAGAAGGTTCGGTTCAATGACTTTGCTGCTTCTGTTAGAACTTGGGTTTTCCATAACGGTCTTGGTTTTGATGTTCCTGTTATTAATAAGATTATGGGATCGGGCACAATCAAGCCCTGTGATGTTGTTGATACTCTCGTTGTTTCCCGCCTTATTGACTATAACATTCTTAACGGTCACTCATTAAAGGCGTGGGGCATTCGACTAGGTTTACATAAAGGAGAGTTCACAGACTTTGCTGGTGGTTTGTCTGAAGAGATGATTGAGTATTGCTTTAACGATGTTGAGGTCACAGCTAAAGTTTACAACAGGTTCAAATCTGAGATCCAAGACCCTCAGTGGAAATTAGCAATGCGTACTGAACATGACATTGCATCGACCTGCGAGGAAATGACAGGTATTGGATTTAAGTTTGATCGGGCAACTGCTCAAGAAATGCTATCTGAGATGGAAATGCGGATGTCAGATCTTGAGCAAGAGTTTCAAAAGATCTGGCCCCCTAAGCTTGTTGAAGTCAATAGATTGAAGTATCGTGAGAAGACGGACGGTACTCTGTTTGGTACTGTTAAGAATGCTTTGGCTAAGTACCCGAAGTGTGAGAGACAAGGAGAAGAGCTTGTTTGTTTTGACTACAAGACTTTTGAACCGTCTAGTCCAAAACAACGCATAGAACGACTATGGGAAGCTGGCTGGGAGCCTGTCGAGAAAACAAAGGGGCATATGGAATATGAAAGACAAAGGTGAACACTATAAGACCTACGGGTGGACCTGTAGCGAAACTAACCTCAACACACTTCCTGACACGGCTCCAGAGGGCGCACACAAGCTGTCAGAGTGGTTGACCCTACAAGGGCGTAGAACAAGCCTTGTGGAGTGGTTAGGGCAGTGTAAGGATGATGGTCGCATTCATGGTCGTTTTATGCACATTGGTGCATGGACAGGGCGTATGTCACATCAGGCACCCAATCAAGCAAACATTCCGTCTGCTTTTCACGGTGATCCTAAGACTGCCGTGGAAAGTGTGAAGCACAGGTATGATGGCCCTATGAGGAAATTATGGTGTGTTGATGATGGTAATTATCTAGTCGGTACAGATGCGGAAGGCATTCAACTTAGGATCTTGGCTCATCTTATGCAATCTAAGGCCTATGTCGATGCTATTGTCACCGGTAAGAAGGAAGATGAGACTGACATCCACAATGTGAATAAGAGAGCTTTAGGTATCCCGCATGTGACGAGGGACATGGCTAAGACATTTATCTATGCCTTTCTCTTAGGTGCAGGTATTCCTAAGATCGCAAGTATCTTGAAGGTCAACAGGACACAGGCTCAAGGTGCTGTTAATAACTTTCTGGAGTCTATCGACGGACTTAAAGAGCTTAAGAAAAAGAAGATCCCACATATTGCCAGAAGAGGTTACTTTACTGGTCTTGACGGGCGTAAGGTAAAGGTTCCTAATGAACACAAAACACTAGCTGGAATGCTCCAGAATGGCGAGAGTGTGGTTGTTAAGCATTGGGTGCTGGAGTGGAAAAAGGCAGCAAAGAAGGAAGGCTTAGACTTCAAGCTGATCGACATTGTACATGATGAAGTGCAGGTCGAAGTACCTTCGATGGAAATAGCTGAAAGGTTGATTAGGATACAAAAGGAGAGTATGAACAGAGTTAGAGACAATCTTGATGTCTTTTGTCCATTGGCAGTTTCGTCAGATATTGGAAGGAACTGGTATGAGACACATTGACGCATTGCGTAGTTGTAATATTTGTGATATAAGACAGATTCCAAAAGGAGAATCACTATGAGTAAAACAGTGTATAAAACGTATGATGGAACATCCATGTACGCACAGGTCTTTGAACGTAACCGTGACATGGGTAGCGAAGCATACCCTTTGACGGATGTTGACGGTCAGTATAAAATTCAACTCATCTTTGATGAGGACATGAAGAAGAGAATGATAGCTGACGGTATTCCAGATGTCATCTTGGGTAATGAGATGTTCAAAGAAACAGAGGATGGTTTGTATGGTTACACATTCAAGCGCACACATCTTCACAAGAGGTTCACCAATGACGATGGGACACCTCAAGTAAACGGCCCACCCAATGTAGTTGATTGGAAGGCATCTCAAGAGAATAAAGTGGCAGTGCCTTGGGATACTGAGCAGAATATCTGGAATGGTTCTAAAGTTAAGGTAAAGGTTTCGATCTACAAAGGTCGGGTCAATATCGTAACCTTGGAAAGTGTTGGTGTTGTGGAAGCAGCCGAAGCCCCTGAACGTGATGAGGCTTTGGTCTGGTAGATGGGAAAACTTACTCTTAAGTACGAAACTACGGTAGAGGAAGATGGTAGAGATCACTCAGTGACCTTTACAGAGAAAGGAGTGGAGACGATGGAAGATTGTCTCCTCTTCCTTGACGAAGCTGTAAATGGCTGCGGTTGGTCTTACTTGTCTTATTTAATTGCAGTATACGACACTGGGGAAGAAGTATGCCATCCATCGAATCTCTTGTAGCAGACGTAAACCATGTCCTTCAAACAGGTGAGGGATATACAGAAGAAGTAGCGGAATGGGTATCGGAAGATGTCCGTAAATCTCTTCTTCGTCAAATGAAGAAAAGAGAAGACAAAGGATCTCTTCGTCTTTCTGGTCTTGGAACAAAGTGTGAACGTAAGCTTT